CCAGCATTTACTAAAGAAGTAGCACCCGTACCACCTTGACCTGCTGATAAAGGAGTAGTTAAACCAGATAAAGCTGTAATATCTGTATTAGAACCTGATCGAGCAGCAACTAAGTTTGTTCTAGCAGTATCTGCAGTAGATGCACCTGTACCACCATCAGATACTGGTAAGTCTGTACCAAGAACAACACCATTTGTAAATGTTTGAGCTTGTGCAAATGTATTAGTAGAATCTAATTGTGGGAAGTTATTTAAATCAGCTGCTGTTAAACGTAGTTCAACTTTATCACCTGAACTAAATGAAGCAGCAGTAGTATTATCTTGACCACGAACAATAGTAAATGTATCTGTTGATCGTGCAGTTACTTTAACAATCTCAATAATTGTTCCTGCAAGATTACTTAAAGTAGTATAAAAATAATTAGAACCTGCTAATGTTGGAAATAAAGCTCCTGTACCTGCGGCTACTGTTAAAGAAGTAACAGAGCTATTAATAGCAGAAGCCAATGTAGTTGATGCATTATTGGTAAATTGATTGAGTGCCATAAAAATTATCCTATAGTTATAGTATTGATTGGTGAACCATTAATTGACTCAGGTGTTGAAGGTATATTGAGTAATCTAACGTCCAAAGTTGCTGTTACTGAACTCGTTATTCTTAAATTATATGGAGCATATATAGTAAGTACGTCTAATGTTGCATTACTTACTGAACTAAATAACCCCAATAAAGCTTGTGTTACTGCTACAAAACTATTAGAAGGCTCTGACCTTAACCATGGAGCTATTTGAGTATCTGGAATACCTCTTACAAAGTCTTGTGGTTGACGAATTTCCCAATCATCATCACAACACATGAGTCCATCCCAACGTTTTTTAAGGTTTGAGGCCTTATACTTACGTCCACAGACATCACAGAGAGCAATCCAATCTCCTTTATCGTATCTAGCAATATAACTCAATTGAGTCTCCTAGACACTAGCTGGAGCAAGAACTTGTAAATCAGCTAAAAGAACTAAAGTATTAGCAGCCGATGTTAATACTGTCATTTGAATACGGTAAATAACTCCGTTTAATCCTCCATAAATTCTTTGAGCAGCTTGTTGACCACTAACTACAGGACCTCCAAGAAGGATGGAAGTAGGGGATGCATCTGTACCAGAAACAACTTCTACAGTGCTAGTAGCACTTGTAATGGTTTCTCCTGTACCCATAGCTGGGGAAAAATCAAAAGTAAACTGTTCGTTTTCAGTAGTTACTTTGTATGAAAAAGCCGTAGGCATACCCTAAATCCTTAAGTATAAAAGACTTTTCTAATCTTAGAGGCAGCATATATTAATCTGTTTAAAGGGAACCTTATAAACGATATAGCACTTCTAATCATTATAACTGTAGAAGTGACTGAAAGTGTAATAAGTTTTTTTACACCCTTAACTAATATAATACCACAATTTGATAGAATTGTCAATGGTTTTTGAATAGATTTTATTATAGTAGCTACTGAAGTAGATAGGACACTTAGAGTTCTATAGTAAAGTCTTTGAGCTAATAAAGTAACAGTATTTGTAACAGTTGTTGAAATTACTTTAAGTAAAATTAAACCTCTAAGCATAGTAGCTGAAGAGGTACTTAAAACAAGATCTATTAAATTGCTTACTGCTTTTGTAAGAGTAGTTGTAGAATTTACAGTAATTAAAAATACATTAGGTCCTAACACATCTCTTCTAAGAGAATTTAAAACTGTTGATGTAACAGTATAAGTTTTATAGAAAAAGAAATTAGTTAGAATAGTTGAATTACTTGCAACAACCCCAGTAGCTTGAGCGTTAATTGTACTTGTATTTAAAGCATTTCCATTAAGTGCTCCAGTACCTACAAAGAATCTAGACGCAACTACTAAGAGCTGAAATAGTCCTCTATAAATATTGGCGGTAGTTGTTACAACAGCACTTAAAAGTAAAGTTACAATACCTTGAGAAACAATACTTGGATTAACTGTAGAAGTAGCTGTTAACAGCTGAGTATTAAAAATACTAGCGGTGCCATTAACAGCCTCTACGTTAATTGCTGATTGATTAATAGCCATAGTATTGGCTCCTAATCAGGTTAACTAAATTGTGTTTTAAATGTGAACTGAATACTATCGCCAGAAGTTAGGTTAATAGTAGAGAAGTCACCTTTAACAAACAAATTACCTGATGTAGATGCATCAAATAAACCAGCATTAGTAATAGCTAATGTACCACCAGCTGTTTGTGTACCTATAACTTGATATGTATCATTTGTTGTAGATGTTGTTTGTTGTGTAGATGTACCTGCAACACGTGTACCTGTTTCTGTAAATAATGTTGTATCAGTAGCAGCAGTTGTACCAGCACCAGTACCCCAAGCAACGTAGGAAGGTTCAGTTCCAGAGCCTTTGATACGGTTTGTAACAACAGCTTTACCTGTGTTTACTAAAAGTGTAGCCATTTTTTAATTCTCCATAATAATCGTTTAAGTGGGTTTTGGTGCCAATATTGAATAGTACCAAGATTCTCAACAGATCCATCTGCTCTTGTAATAATAGCAGAAATTTCCATTTGTTTTACTTTAGCATCAGAAGCTATCATGATAAGTTCCTTAATTTATAAAGTGTGCTTAGATATAATTCAACGATCTCATCAATGATGTTTTGAATTGCTGATCTAGTAGTAGCAGTTTTACGTAACTCGTCAATTGTTGTAAGTTGTTTTTCTAAAAATACATCAATTGGGTAATTAGGCATTTTTGCATATAAAGGGATCTCTCCTAAAAGGCCTTGATCCCCCTGATATGCTTCTGCTAGTTTATCTGCTAACTCAATAACGTCATCATAGAAATGACCAAGAGCTTTGTGTTGAGCATAGCTCTTAGTCTTTAAATGTTCAATGTGCGTAACATTACGTGCAAAGAACAATAATCCTATGATATCTTCCATGTTAACTCCATTGTTTAATACATTCAATTAATAAGCTGAATGATAATGAGCCTGATGAATAACCGTCTGTATCATATAAAACTTTACCAGTCACACCTGCACCAGCATTGTTTTGTAAGAAACCGATATGTTCTCCCATTACAAATCCCCTACCTACAAATCTCCAGATAGGTACATCTGCTGTGGCATCCCAATAAAGGTTAACAGCTAAGCCATCTTCTACGTCATAAGTGACCTTTTTAATTGCTACTTTAGTAGGTTGTTGTGAGTTTAAACCTGAAGCATTAACTGCAGCAACAAGTGCTGGGTCAATTAATGTAGCTAAACTTACATTACTTGTATCTAAAAGTCCTACTAGCTTAACAACTAAATTACGTTCACTATCAACTAACGTTTGAATCTGAACTGAATTAGCCATGTTATTCTCCTATTAGCGTGTAACTTCTTGAGCTGCTAATACGTAGTCAATAGTTAAAGTGTCAGTTGCTGTTGGAGTAATTTGGAACACTGGGCTTAATACAGCATCAGTTAATGTTGTACCAGTAGAACCAATAGTAGGTGAATCTATTCTAGAAAATACAGCATGTGTTGAGTATACTAATAAATCAGTACCATCGTAGTAGAAAGATACTTCAATCCATGTATCAGCAGCTGCAGTAACAACACCTGTTGCTAAAGTAGTAGCTGTTGAGTTAACTGTTGAAACTAAGTTTAATGAAGTTGATGATGCTGCTTTAGCAAACCAAATACCTTCAGTAGCTGAAGCACCATTTCTTAAACCTACATAGAATGCTTTAGCACCTGATACAGCTGAAGCTTTAAAACGAACATTGTACCAAAGTTTTTTACCTGCTTGGAATTGAATAAATGTTGCTGGTTTGTATGCAGCAGTTGCTGTTGTAGCAGCTCCTGGTGTTAACACTGCTAAGCCACCTGCACCATTTGTTAAAGCAAATGTTGAAGAAGTACCTGATACTGTATAATCAGTACCAATTAATGTGTTAAAATCATTAGTGTAAGAAGAAGAACCAGTAGTATCAATACTAGAACCACTTGTATGGAATGGATCAGGAAACGGATAGTTGCCTAATGGATATTGTGAATCAACGGTTGCAACACCGCTTGTAAATCTTGTTGGACTTGACATAAAAATCTCCTTTGACGTTGTTATGTAATTTAACAACGCTTATTTCTAAGCGTCATCAGAGAACAATAAATTATTTACCCTTTTTGACAGGTGGGCGTTTACCTTTTTTTTCTTGAATTGGGTATGACATATAAACTCCTTATATAAAGATGAGAGGGACGTTTTAAGCCCCTCTACCTTTAATTAAGTCCTAATTAAGGACCGTTAACACCGTAGATTGCACGTGGATCTGTCCAACCGAATGAATAACGCTCATAGCCTTTAGCTTTAGCATTCATTGTATCAAAATCATTGTCTTGATCAAATTGAATACCTACGCGGCTATAGTATTTCAAACCGTTTTGGATGTTAGTACGTACAAACCAAGCATTTGGTGATGTTAAGTAGTGGTTCATTACGATACCTTCTGGTAAAGCATTTGTCGCTACTAAAACGTTCACTGCATTGTTTGCTGTTGATGGTGTGTAAGCTGATTTCATAATGCGATTAGCATTCCACCAGTTTTGACGAGCAACAACTAAAGACTTCGGCATAACATTGATCAAAAGACCACGGTCATTTTGGAAACCCATAATTGCTGTTAATGCATCTTCTAAAGAAGCTTCTGACAAGTCAGCTGCAACTGTAGGAGTGTTAGCAAAAGTACCACCTGATGTATTAGGGTGTGCTGTGTTACATAAAGAAACACCGTCACCACCTAAGTATGTACCATTAAATGCACGGTTGTAGATGTTAGCACCAACGTTTTCTTTCGTTTGACGGAAAGACATTGCTAATGCAGCAGCACGACGACGTGACACTTGCTCGTAAAGATTGTCATCCAATTCTTCTTTAGTTACGATATAACCAAGTGCATAAGCAACGTGTGTGTATCGTGTTGTGAAACCTTGGATTTCTGAATCGTATGCAACACCAGCACCTTCAGATTTAACTGGAGCTAAACCGAAGCCTGTAAGTTGAACATCTTCTTCATAGTTCATTGATGATGTGTCGCTATCGAACAATTTAGAATATTCTTCTTGATGTTCATCATAGACTTGACCCCACCATGCTTTAATCCCAGGCCAGAGAGCCTTTGGATGTGAAGCGGTTGTTATAATACCAGCCATGTTATATTCTCCTTATTAAGCTGTGCCAACTGGGTTGAGGAATTGATGCTTGTTCCATTTTACCAATGCTTGAGCATAAGCACCAGGAGCATTATTAACTGCTTGAACTAGGCCAATGATTTGTAATGGTAAAGCTAATGAGCCAGAAGACGCAATAGCTAAGAATGAAGAAGCATTTAATACTGTGCTAGATAGCGGTGCAGATTGTGCTAAAGAAGTTTGGTTAGCTGTAATAGTCATACCAGCATTCTTGAACACGTCAGCAGCAGCTACACCAGTAGCATCACCTGTTACTTGGAAAATAACTGCAGGATCATCAACTACATAAACGTAGCGAGTACCAGAGTTAAGTGGCAAGTAGATAGTGTTTAGAGCCAATGTAGTACCTACAAGAGATACACCTGGATCAGATACACGGATACCAACGATAACACCAACTGGTGTATCAGTAGTAAGCGCTTTTGTTACATAAGGTACACCGTTTGCATCGCTTGAACCAGCAACTTTAACAACATCGCCAATAGCGTAAGTGTTAGAACCGTCGTTAGCGATAGCATATAGGCGACCCTGTTCGTTATAGGCAGCACCAGTAATTGTTCCTACTGGAGACAAGCCACGAGGGGTATTTGCGTTAGCCATTTAAGACTCCTAATAAAATTTATTTAGTATTGTATTTGATACCTTCACGTGGAGTATAAAAGCCATCAGAGGATGTACCATCTTTAACATTTACACCACCGCGAATTGCATCATCTACGCGATCATTACGTTTTTGTAACTCTGCTTGATCTTCATCAAACCATTCTTGTTTAATCTTTAACAAGTATGCATAAAGACCATCGCCTTTCTCACTAGTACCAACGAGGTATCTTACCTTATCTCCTAAATCTGTATTACCAGATGTTACGCTATCTTTAATACCGCCCACTTCATCAGGACTGACAAACTCCCATCCTCCATCAAGTGCGGTCTGGACTCTACCTGGTTCATCATTAAAGATGTGTAGGTGGTATCCAGGGATTAAATGATTTACAGTTAACTTAGCTTGAGTACCATTAAACAAGTTCCTTTGACGTTCACGTGAAGGACGTTCTGTAGTAGTTCTAGTAAGTGCCTGTTCTTTTTTCTCTTCAATTGTTAATGCTTTAGCCATAATATTCTCCTTAATTCCAGTCGTATGAATCTACATATTCTTGTTTAGATTTAATCCATCCATTTTTAATGAATCGATCACATGCTTGTTTTGCGTCATCAGGTAAATTGTCATAAGACTTTTTACTAGAAGATCCTGATCCTCGTACACTACCTGAGGAATCTACTGCACTGCCCTTAGCTTTATTACCTAAAAACTTATTGGGCATGTACTCTCGAATCTTATCATCAAGCTTTTCTAAAAAGGCACGACTAGTAAGGTGAGGAAATTGTTTTCTTACAGAAGATCCTAAAGTGTTGGCTAGTTCAGTCATTTCAATATCATTACCAAACCATGTATTTTTATTTAACCAACCTTGTAATTCTGGATCATCTGGAATACTTACTTGAGCAGGTTGTTCTGGCTCTGGTTTAGCTTTAGCAGCTTCCTTAGCCTCACGCTGTGCTTCTTTTAGTGAATCAATTTGATCGTCAATATCAACGACTAGATCACCGTTTCCTTCTGCAATAGCTTCACGTTTTTGTGACTTTAACTGAGCAATTTGTACTTCATACTCAGCAGTTTTACGTTCAAATGATTCTTTTTGAAACTTCTTGAACTCTTCAACGGATGCTTTAATGCTATCAATTTCTTTGGCTTTTTCATCCAATTTCTTCATAAGAAGCTCATTGTTCTTACGTAAAATAGGATTAATTTCCTTACCACGTTTTACAAATACTTCTGCATCAACCCAGTCATCTTCAGAACCTCTAAACTCTTCTTTAGGAACCCAACCAAATAGACGGGCTTCTTTTTGAGTTTGTTCATTAACTGCTTGTGCTTCTTGATCTGCACTTGTTTCTTGTTGCTGTACTTCTTTTTCTTCTGACATGTTTTCTCCTAGTCGACTAATGCTACAACATCTAAATCATTAATAATACGATACTCTTTGTTATCATCACCCTGATAGATTAGTCCAGAGTACTTACCAAAGATTACATGATCTCCTACTTGAGCCCAGGGGCTTGGTTGGTCTAACCATGCTGTGTTGCCTAATTCGACAACAGTACCTTTTAGTTGTGCTAGTCTTTCTCTATCTCGGTTATCACCGACTGCAACAATAATACCGCTTTGTGTTACTTCTTCCACTGGATCAGGGAGTATTAAAACTCTATGGCCCTTTGGGTGAATCCCACTAGTATTTTGCATCTTCTCTTGCTCCTTCTACTAAATCCTCATATGTAATATTAAGGATATTTAAAACTGCGTTACATCTACCTTTTACTTCTTCCTCATTATCCACGTTACCGCGAACAATCATTTCTTTGAGATATTCCCTATCGTTATGCAGGGACTTCTTGAGTGCCTTGGTCACTGGATGTTCCACCCAATCCAAGTACTCCTGCTGCGTTATTATCATACTCTACTGCTCCCTCAGTTGCTTTCATTAACATATCTATAGATCTTAAGATACCATCTTGGTGAGCTTTAGCAGCACCCAACTGAGTTTGTAACATAGCAATGTCATGACCTGCTCTAACACCACCAGCTTCCTCAAGTGCTTTAGCTGCTTCTGCTTCCATTTTGATAATCTTAGCTTTATTAAGCTCAGCTTCGTTTTGTAATTTAGCGATGCCAAGTTTAAATTTGGTTTCAAGAGAAAGCTTACGTTCTTGAGCTTTAATTTGCTCAACTTGAACTTTAACATCTGGACCTGGAGGTGGTAATGCATTTGGACCTGATGGATCTGGTAATACTTCCTCAATGTTAGGCACTTTAAGTGCTTCTAAGTATCGTTTCATAACGTTATATACATTAAAGCCTGGAACAGTTAATGCTGTTTGTTTTAATGCTTCTGCTTGCATAATACGTTGTGTATCAGAGATAACTTGTACATCTGCTGCAGGACGTAAGTCAACTGATGAATCTTTATAGTCTGAAGCTAGTACTACATTACCTGCAAACTTGTATTCATCTGATAAATATAATTGGTTTAATCTGTAAACTTTACGAAGTTCAGAATTTAAAGCTCTATAGATACGTTTAAATATTCCTGAGAATACTTTCATACCTTGGTCTACCATTGTTTGGCTTGTAGTTGCAGGTGTGTTTTGACCTACATTCTCACCAACCATAATATCAGTAGAACCAACAATACGTTCACCATAGTTAACTAA